ACAGCCACGTCGCGGTCCATGTACTGCTGCATCTCCGGGGTCCACACCTCCCAAGGGCCATTGAAGTCGCCCTTGTAATCGCCAAGCCTGAACCCCCACGCTTCGAGGGAGTGCTTGCCGATCAGCTTTTTTGGGAGCCGGCCTGCCTCGGCCCGCTTGAAATCGCCGTCCTTGATGTGCGGCCAGAGGAGCCGCGTGAGGACTAACGTGTCGCGGATGAGGCCCCGAGGGTGCCAGTAGGGAAAGACCTTCTGGATGGCGGGGATGTCGAAGCCGATGATGTTGTGCCCAACCAGCAAGTCGGCACGGGACAAGAAGTCGAGGCCATCTGCAAGAGAGTGGCCTTGGTCATCCCACTGGTGGGCTTTGAGGGACCACGTCTTGCCGGTGTCGAGGCACTTGATGCCAATGCAGTGGAGCTTGGTCAGTTCAGGGAGAAGGCCGTCAGTCTCGATGTCGAATACGTAACGTCCAGCCATTAGCCTCCTTTGGGTGTGAGCTTGAGGTGAAGCGCTAGGTCGGCGTACCGACCGAGCCACGCCGCGCAGTCGTCCGCGGGCGTCATTGTGGGGTAGGCAGTGACGTGCCCGGGGCGCTCAGCGAGCATGTCCCACGACCGATCACACATGAGCATGAGGTCGCGCTTCTCCGCGCCGGCTGCGGACCAGTCCGCGTGCTTGACGAGGGCCCGGTACTTGTCTCCCATCGGGTAGGGAATACCGAGGATGTTGAAGAGGGCGGCCTCAGCGGCCTCCTCGATCTGCTCAATGGCGGCGAAGCTGCCGTGCTTCCTGAGGTACTGCTTGACGGGGAACGAGATGTCTCCCGTCACCGTCTCGGCCACGTCGTGGCAGAGCCCGTACAGGGCAGCCATCGGGTCGAGGTCGAGGCAGTGCGACACGTACATGGAGTGACGTGCCACGCTGAGGGGCTTGTAGCTGTGCCCGTTGTAGCGGTTGATCTGCGAGAGGGAGTGCGCGATGTCTTTGACGCACACGCCCTCCATGACGTAGCTGCCCAGCTCGTAGCTGGACTTGCCGTATTGCATCCAAGCTTTCATAGGCCGATCGCCTTCAGCCACGCGCGTTGCATGTTCACGATCTCCATGAAGTTGGTGATTGAGTACTGAGCCCAGAGGACGAGCAATTGATCTGGCGTCATGCCTCTAGTCCTTCGCCATGTAGCAGCAGCACACGACCAAGACGGTCACGACCAGCGATATGAAAAACCACGCAGCGATGATCGTCATCATTCCTTCACCCACACGACAGAGGCGAGGATGCAGAGGAAGATGGCCTGGACGATGAAGATCGGGTACAGGGGTGCGCACACCATCCACCAGCTCCAATCAATGGCGTCGGTGGCTTTCAACACGGTGAGGACGGCGAAGAGGGCAGTCAGGATATAGGTCATAGGATCTCCTTATCGGTTGAAACAGCGGTCGAGGTTGGCGCAGCGAGCCCGTCCCGAGGGATGGCTCTCGCTTGCAGGGGCATCGTCAAAGGACGCGCAGACTTCGTCGAGGTTGCGCTCATTGAGCCAGCCCTCGCGCTTGCCTTGCCGCACGGCCCAGCAGTCGGCCGCCAGCTCATTGCTACTGTTGTTGCGGATGTGGCCGCACTCGTGCGCGAACACGAAGCGTCGGACGGTCTCCGTTTCGAGGGACAGCAGGGCGGGGTTTAGGATGATCTTAGGCCGCTCACCTGGGACGCGCCAGGCCTCGCCGGGGCTGTCGATCGTGCTGTCGTAGACGACCTTGGCGCCGCCGCACTGTTGGGCGTGGGCAGCGATAGTCCATGTCAAGAACGCGACTGCCGCGAGGGCAGCCGTCATCACCTTCATAGTCCTCCTTAGAAGTCGTCAGGTTGGGATGGTGGGAACAGGTCGTCGGCATACGCCTCGACGAGTAGCCCGGTGGAGTGATCGTACCGGAGAGGGAATGTACGGCCCGTCGAGCGGCACGCTCTCGGGGGCCTAGCTTTCAGCACACGTAGCTCAGTAATGCCGCGGGTCTCCTCGTCCGCTTGTTGGTTCCTTTCAAGGCCAAACATGAAGTGCGACCAAAATCCGATCGAACGGCTGCCCTTGAAGTGGCGGATTGTCACGCGCCCGCCCTCCTCGTGGCTCTTGCCCTCAGGCGTAGCCAAGTGAGAGACGAACAGCAGCCAGACATTCAGCTCCTTCACGAGCGAGCCCAACTCGGCCATGATCTTCTCCAGTGCGACGCGCTCATCGTCGGCCTGCATTGCAGCGAGGGCCGTGAGGTGGTCGACGTAGAAGAGCCGCACACCGTGGGCGTGGGCCAAGTACCGGATGCGCTCGCGCACCACTGCCCAGTCACATGCCCCGAAGTGGTCGTAGAGGTAGAGCGTAGGGCCCTTCTCAAGGTGATCGAGGGAGGCGACTAGCTCTTGGTGCGTCCACCCCGAGCCCGGGATGTTGTACGTCCGGCGAGCCTGCATGCCGGCGATGAGGGTGACCGTTTCGGACGGGGCTTGCTCGAAAAGAAAAGCCCCCACTGGGCCTCCTCGCTCAAGGTCGTGGGCAATTTGCTGTGCGAGGAAAGTCGTCTTCCCAACGCCCGTGCCAGCACCCACCGCGACAAGCTCCCCGTAGTGGCGTCCGTAGGTTGCCTCATTAAGGCTGGGAAGCACCCACGGTAGCCCTTGCTCTGGCGGCGTGAGAACCGCTTCCCGAACGTCTGCAACTGTGACAATGCCATCAGGTCTGAACTCCCGTGCGTCCCACAACGCCTGCACCAGCTCGGCAACCTTGCCTTGCTGGAGGCACTCGTTGGGGTCCTTGAGGGGTAGGTGGCAGATCTTCAACTTGCCCGGTGGGAACAAGCTCGTGCAGTCCTCGACGGCCTTGCGGCCAGCGTCGTCCTGATCGAAGCACAGGACCACGTTGTCGAACCGGTTGAGCCACTCCAGGTTGGCGGCCAGCGCCTTACGCGCCGACTGCGCCCCGTTGGGTAACGACACGACCGGCCACTTGTGGTCTAGGACCTGGCTCACGGAGAGGGCATCAATCTCCCCCTCGGTGATGATCACTCGACGGCCGGCATCGCGCCACAGGTGCTTGCCGTAGAGCTGCCCAGTGATGTTTCCGCGGACGGAGAACTCCTTCCCCTTCTGCCGCACTTTCTGGGCGACCACACGGCCCGTCTCGTCGCGGTAGTTGGCGATCTGCTTGTCGCCGTTGATCGTGTACGTCCACTTCGCGCAAGTCTCCTCGGTTAGGCCACGCGCGGGTATTGCCCGAGCGCTCCCGAGGTTGAGCAAGTCGCTGGCCATTGGCCTCCTATGGGTTACATCTTGGGTTTGTAACTTGTCGGTGTCACCGTGCTCGTAATGCTGGCAGCCGTGGCAGTAGCCGTGCCCGTCGCTGTAGCGGCTGAGGTTGTCTCGGCTGCCACAGGCGGGGCACGGCTCGTGGTGGAGGAAGGTGCTCAAGCCTTCTCCTTGGTTAGACGCTTGATGATTGCGAGTGAGGCTTTGTTGGGCGGCTCGTCGAGCCACTCCTGAGGGATGGATTTGGCGGCGTACGGAATGCCGATCATGTCGCACCACTTGGCGTAAGTGGTCTTGCTGCGCTTGCCGATAAGGGCGTCTGGGTTCGAGAAGACGAGGCGCACGTCCAGCTCGGGGTATTGTTCCCGGAGCAGCCTGTGCTTCTTACGGTCCTCGGTGAGAAAGCGTCCCTTAGTCTCAGCCAAGATCCCGTTGGGGAGGACGAAGTCGACCGTGTATCGCGATGCCCGCTCGGGGATCACGTAGCGGATGGTGACGGTCTCATATCCGGCCTTGACGCCGGCCTCTTCAAGCTCCCTTGCGATCTTGACTTCTAGCCCTGATCGGTACCCTAGGGCGCGGGCCTTTGCGAAGCGGTCCTTCGCGTGGGTCACGCCTGCGGCGCCCCCCGGGCCATACATCTCACGGTGATACTTCTCCTTGTTCTTCGCCTTGTTGTTCTCGCGGTATGCGTGGTCGTTCTGCCAGCGGTGGCCTGTGCGGGTTCGACGCTCACAGGCGCGATCCCCGCACTTCTTGCTGCAGTGAAGCCTGCGCGAGGCGGGGATTGGCTCCCCGCACTCGCACACTCGGCTAGTGCTTGGCGGCATCAGCCGGCAAATCGTCCAGCAGCGACTTGCGCTCGACCTGGAGGATCAGAGTGGCCTCGTACTGCGGGCCGCTCTTGTCCCCGCTCGGCGAGAACGTCTGGTTGCCGGTGACTGCCAGCGGCATGTCCTCTTGCGGTACCCCGACGATGTGAACCGCCGAACAGACCGCTTGGAGGTAGGTCTCAGTCATCTGCTTGAGGGCGGCCTCGAAGGCCTCGTCTAGGGTGGGCTTCTCAGAAGTCGCCTGATCCGTCATCGACGACCTCCTCCGTGGCGGGCGCCTCAACAGCCGGGGCCTCGTACGCGTAGCCTTCGTCCTCAGCCTTGAAGCCTAGGCTCTCAGCGGAGCGCTCGCCCTGCGTGACCAAGTCGATGATCTGCACGCCGACGAGGCTGAGCTTGAGGCCCGCCGCGCCAGTGCCAGGGATGAAGTAGGAGCCGGCTTCGAATGCGACGCGGCCCTTAGTGCCTCCCCAGATCGCCGGGGGGTCCACCATGCGGGCGCCCTTAGCGTCGAAGATGACTGGCTTGCGGTGCCACGTCTGGCCTTCCTTAGGGCCGCGCTTGTAGAGGCCGCTCGCCTTCATGGTGAACTTGAAGAAGATCTCGCCGGTCGCCTCCTCGGTCTCCTTGTCGTAGACCTCAGTGAACAGCGCATTGGCTGCCGGCTTGCCGAGCTTCTTGCGGGTCGCCACCGGCAACTCCGCGAAGCGGGCCTTGGCCTCATCGAGCGCCTCCTCGTAGGTAGGAGTGAGCAGTTTGATGAGGTCGGATGCTGCCTTGCTGTCCTTCGGCAGCAGCAGCTGGACGCTGTATTCGCCGTCCGGCTTCGGGAACTTTTGGTTACCCTT